CGTGAATTTCTTGCAAATGAAAAAGTCAAAATTGCTGCTCTTAACGCAAATAAGCAGCCTGAAAATTGTCGCCGAGGCGAACCATCAAGGAAACGGCGGGCATCGTGCCATCATAAAGATACAGAATGCCGCCAGGTCCGAAAAACATGTCGTCTCCGACAAAGGATCCAATTCTAAAGTCGACAGGCGAAACGTCGACAATTGTCTTCTGGCCGGTGGAAATAGCGTCCAGATAAGTGTCCATGCCCATTGAGTCTGGTTCAACAAAACTCGGGGTGGGCTCAATGGCAGTCGAGGCAGGCAAAGACTCGTAGCCAACGGCGACCTTTCCAGAGTATGGTCCGAGCAGGTAGTTTGTGATAACTCCCTGATCGTTGTACCACTGCTGGAAGAAGTTTCCGTAGGCAATCTCAAACTGCAAAGAACCGCACCAGTAAGTCACGAACTTCAAAAGGGTGATCCATCCAGACAGGTAGCCCATACTGAAGCCAATGGCGAGGGCATTGAAATTGGTGTCGGCGGGGCGACGGACGTGGTAGCACGGAAAGCGCTTCATCATCTCCCAAACGGTAGCTCCTCTATTGGTGGCGGGGTTTCCCTGGTAGGTGAACGTGTAGTCCACAGCCTCTGCGTCATGCTCCTCGAGCAAACCTTGGGCATTCAAAACTGGGGGAATGCTTCCCTTGGTATCCAAAACTCTGAAGTCAGAAATGCCACAAAAAGTTGCAATGGCGACTGAGTCAGACACAGTGTCTGGTCTGGTGAGTGGCGATTCCACTCTCAATGTAAGTGATGGGGTCCAAGGGGATCCTCCCACCATAAATCCATCCAATTGTGAGTAAGGCACACTCACTCGAAAAGTATCCTGAACGGCGAGATCCCAAACGACAGAGGGATACTCGGAGTTCTTTTCTGCGTTGGTCGATCCATTTCTTTCGACCGAAATCCTAACCTTTCCCTTGTGAAAGGGAGTCTTGACGGCCTTGAAGAGAAACTCCAAAGTGCCAGTCGTGTAATCGTTAGCTAATCCAAGTGCAACCCTCTGGGGGCAGCCATTTGGCCAGCCGGCTTGTGTGAAGACGGGCTGGCTCTTGATGAGAGCACCAACTGGCTGTGTCTCCTGAAAATTGTTGGCGTTCAGGTAAGTCTTGCTTCGCATGAGCTCCTCACCCACGTGCCTCAGTCCCTTCTGGTTGAAATATTCAATCGATGGCTCCTCAGAATTTACTGGGAAGGAAAACCTTCCTTGGGCCTTGTTGGGGAAAGCGACTGTGGCGTTCTCAATCCAAGAGGTGATCTTGCACCTAATCGTTGGGGTGGTTTCAGCAGACATGATGGCAATCAAGTTCATCTCAGCGCTCAGAGCATGAGCAGTGGGAAGAGTTCCAGTCGTGGGGACAAAGTCTCCCTGGATGTTAATTGGTCTCTTCAACACAACCACAGCATCTCTGTTGTTGTCGATCCAAGCAGCCTGGCCATTGCTGACCCAGGCAGGAGTGTCCGTAGACCTCCTAATCTTGCAAAATCCAGCGACAGCGTTCATCGTGCTGGTGATAAGCTCAAACTGCACACACCAAACTCCATTAAACTTACCAAAGCTCGACAAGATCTTCGCAACTGTGGCAGAATTGATGTACTCCTGCAGTGTCACGGTCTTGTCCAAATTGATCTCTCCGTCAAACAAAACTACGTTCTTCTCCAAATACTTGGCGACCAAGTTCGACATGGTCTCCGTGGACTGGTCATTCTGTCCAGTCTTCTTCTCAACATTCGGGATCACATTCTTGGTGATCTCCTGGGTGGAGGCTAAATTTTCCAGAACCTCCTCTGGTTGGTCTCCAAAGACCTGCTTGTTACTATCGTTGTTCATGGTCCCTTCTAACTTTCCCTGCGCTTCTAGAACCGTCTCGGCGCGGGTGCATGTGGGATGACTGCCCTTTGTTTTGGAAGGCGGCGTGCCATCATCCAGCCTAAATAGGCCTCCTTCTACTTGAGCTCCGACGGAATTTTCGTCGTCGTCACTCTCGTAACTCAGGTCCAATCTGGAGAAACCTTCCACAATTTGTCTCTCCACCAAAGCCTTGAGTTTTGGGGTCCAGCTATCTTCATAATCCATGGGCTCGTGGCCGGATTCTGCGTCCGCAGCTGGCAAGGACGCGGCTTTCAAAAATCGCGAAATCATGTGCTCCCTCCAAGTCATGGGAGCGAAGAGGCTTCTCGTGGAGAGCTCACTCTGGGCGACTGCTCTCGAAACTCTCTTCAGGAAGGCCTCGTAGGCTTCTTTTCCATGCAAGGCCATTTCAAACAGGGCCGTGCTGATGTTGTCCAAAGTCTTGATGGCTTGGTCGTCATCTCCGCGGATCCACAGACACATGTCGTGAATCGTGTTCAAAGCCAAGGGGGCAACGTTTCTCCCGACAACCGGTTCGAACCGGAACTGTCTCTTCAAGTAGGCGACATCTCTGATGTTTCGCACTGGGAGAAGGTCTCCGCTCTTGCTTTCGTCCGTGTAAGTCATTCCAATGCTGGCATAGGCTTCGGCCAGCGTGATCTGGTTGAACCAGCTAACAATTCTTGGGCTGATTCCGATCAGGTTGTCGTCTCCATAAGACACCATGCTCACGTTCATCTTAAAATCCTGCATTGAGGCCAGGTGGGGTGCATGCACCTCAGCCAGCATCAAATAACAAATCCTCACCGAAGCAGAATTATAGATCGAATTCAAAATGGCGGTCATGGGGCAGCCAGAAGGCTGTCCGTGAGTCCAGGCGTACAGGTTGTCTTTCCAAAGGTGGGTCGCATAGATGATATCTTCCCACAGAACCTTTCTAATCAGTCGGTTCTCGAATCCGTCATCGTACCAATCGTTGATCAAATTGACCATCTCGCTCAAGATCGAAATCTGAAGCGTTCCGTCAAAGTTGGAGAAATCTCCAGCCACGACGGAATCCTCTCCGAATTTCGTAACCTTCTCAAAGGTATGCTGCCAATCAATGCTGTAAACATTCGTTCCAACACTAATTTCATTGAAGATCCTGTTGGTCTCCAGTGAGGCGCAAAAACCCAAGAAGTACTTCCTAAACAGAATGGTGTAGTCCATTGGTCCAGCGGAGAAGACTCTCGTCTTTCCTTGCAGAACCTTCTCGATCGGTCTCCTCTCGTCCTTCAAAGTGTCCACCCAAACGACGGGCATCCTAATTCCTTGGCGAGCCAAGTTCTCTCTCTCCTCAATTGCAGCAGCGAGCTCGGGGTGGCATTCATACTCCATTCCGGTTCCGAGCCATTTCGACTTACCGGGCATCCCATCCGTGTCCAAAGACCAGGGATAACCGGGCGAAGTTTGTCTCCGCACTCCAGGCAAGAAAGGATCGTGTTCTCTTCCTTGGATCATCTCAACGTCCGTCAAGATTTGCTTGTGTTCCTTCTTGGCGCCCCAGCTGTAAACTTGGAGCAAATTGAACATAGCGGCCTCGATGTAATAAGGCTCAATATAAGTGCAGGGAACTCCTGCTTTCTTCAATCCAATAGCCATGGGGTCGAGCAACTCTCCGTTGGGGCCACTGTAGGGACCCAGGACTGCGGGCACTGTTGTACTGTGCCAGTCGGCAAACTCCTGAATGAGCGATGGGCGCAACTTCGTTTTGGTTGCAGCTCCAGGGGCGTGGGCCAACTTCCTAATTGGAAGGAATTGTCCTTCTGGGATTTCTGGATCCTCCTCTGGCAATCACACCAGGTATCTGTCATAATCCGGGGGCTCAATTGAGCACTGGGCTTCCAGTCCAGAGAACTTGATTTTCTCGAGTCCTTCCTCAATCATCTCCTTGAAAATGGCCAAAGCGTAGCCATCTCCCTTTCCTCCTGCAACGTGAATTCCAACCAACTTCCTTGAGTAGGCAGACCCAACCACAAACAGTGGGCTTCCACAATCACCTCGAGCTGTTTCCAGCTTGTAACGATATGATTGAATGGCGATGTACTCCCTTGCCAATTCATCCTTGTAGGTAATCCTGGCGGCCTGTTTCACTGATCCGTAGCAAAAGCGTTTGAATTCTCCTGCTCCATTCATCACAACCAATCCGTTGAACTCAGTGAAATGAGAGTGGTCCTGCTTCTCGCAGAAAAACTTCGTGAGATCCGAATGTAATGGGATCAAGTTGGGGAAGACAATCAGCACAGCATCAGCATAGCCGTTGTTGTCTCTCAATTGTGTAAAGGCGCACTTTTCAGCAGGGACGCGCAGAGGAATGGTCATACCATATCTCTTCAACTCCACGACATCTCCTGGTTCCACAAAGTTCAAAACGTGGGAAACAGTGAGTGCGATTCGTCCTTTCACGAACATGCACCGAACTCCGTAGGTCTGGCCGCTCGGTTTCTTGATGTCCATTACGTAGCAATTGTTCAGAACCTTACTCTGAACCTGCAGTCCGTTGTCGTCAAATCTAGCCTCAGCTTCAAGTCCACTCTGGGCGCTCAACCAACTGAGGGCAGTGGCTCCTGTTGTGGCCTCAATCACCTTCATGGGGATGTTCGTCTTTCCGGGTTCGTCCTTGTTGCTAAACCAGCCTTCGGGCTCGGGTTTGGACTTGAACCAGTTGAGCGGATTCAACTTTGAACCTTCCGCTTCAGCTTGTTTCTTCTGCTCCTCAAGCAATTCCTTGGCCGATTCGATGGCCTTGACATCTCCCTTGGCAGCCAACTCAACAACTCGCTGAGCGCGGTTGACCGTTCGTGGGTCGCCTGAGCTGGCAACCTCGACCTTCCTGACGGGAGTCTGCCTGCTGGCAGGGTCTCCGGACGTGGCCAATTCTCCTAATCTGTAGGGGGACAATTTCTCACTCTTCTTCTTGCAATCCTTGCAGAGGTGAGGTCCATAAGTCATCGACACCGACTTAAGTCTGATCGGGTGTCCGTGCTGGAAGGGCTTTCCGCACTCTTCGCACTCATGCCAATGTTGGGCGAATTTGCCCAAAGTCAACCCCTCATGTTCGTGAGTCAAAATTTGGCCAGCTTCGGCCTGAGGGGGGGGGAACAGCATTCCCATGATCAATCCAATCAATCCTCCAATCACTCCTCCGGCAACCATGCTTCCGAGCAAGAAGATGAATCCGCTCACAATAGGATGTTTCTCAGCGAACTCATCAGAAACTCTGACGATCTTTTCCAACAGAGTCTCAACGTCTTCTGCCATCTTTACAATGGAAACTCTCGAATAATAGAGTTCAACCAGAGTGGCAGTGTCCTCATCCTTAAAGATGTCGGTGCACCTCTCTCCTTTGGCAACTCTCTTCCTTGCGTGCATGATCAATCCTGCAATGAGCTTTCGCCCATCAATTGTCAAGAATGTGTAATTAAGCATCTCCTTCTTGAGAGTGGCCCACCACTGTCCAATCACGGCAGACTCAAAAGAGAGTCCGCGGATGCAGAGATTCTGGAAATCTGCATTGGCAATGGCTTTCTTTGCCATCTTTCCTCCAAATTGTTCCAAGAAGCCTTTCCAGACTTCGAACTCCTTCGAGCTCATACATCCTGGGAGGAACAGTTTTCCGTTTGAATCCTTAGAGAACTCATTCATCGTAGACTTCAGCTCAAAGCTGTGCCACGTGAGGCGTTCTTTCCACTCGTTGGCGATGTAGTGCCTCCAAACTGGTCCATCATCTCTCTCTTCTGCAGAGTTTCCGACTCCAATTCCCTTAAGGGTGTGTTCTGGCTTGGTGCCTGCGCACTTTTCCCAAATCTTGTCCATGAGACCCTGGGCCTCGGCGATGTCGATCTCGTCGATCTCTCGCTCCTCTTCCTCCTCTCGGCGGCGCTGGCGTTCAGCGCGCTCAGCCTGGAAATCCAAATAGTCTTCAATCGTCACACGGTCATTGGTAGCAATGTTGCTCCTTCTCTTCTGACCGGAAGAAAACCTTCCAACGAACCTCCTAAAAAGTCCGGGGTTCTCCTCAATAGAGTGAAAGCTCGCTTCGCTTCCCTCTCTTTCCTCAGCAGCAACAGCCCTCTCTGGGTCTCCAGCTCCTCGGACTTCCAAATCATCCAAATAAGACTCATGCGTGTAAATAAACTCATCATTGAGCATGGTCTTTTCCATGGAGGCAATCTTGGCCATTTCTTCCTGGCGGTAATGAACCAACTCTCTGGTCAGCTCATAGATCATCTCGTTGTAATCCTTGAAAGTCTCTAAGTTCCTAAAGTCTGGGTTCTCACAAACCTCAAACTGGGAGAACGTTGAGTAATTGGGGTCAAAAGCACTCTCCAAATTCTCTGTATCCTTATCCGGGTTCCTGGCCATGTGAATGGCGAACTTGACTCTCCTTCTGAAAGCCTCGGCACTAACCAGCGACTTAATTCCGAAATTGGTCATGTTGGTAGAAAGAATCACCACGCTAGACAAAAACTTCGTCTGGGCCTTCTCGTCAATTGAGGCCATATGCAAATTAAAAGGCGCGGTATTGTTCATCCTGATCAATTCCATAAATTCAGGATTCGGCTTGCTCGCGAAATCTTTCTGCTGACCAAAATCATCATAGATGCAGACCTCCTGGAAGCGATATCCATCCCAGAACTCTTGTTCATGGTTCCTGTTGTAAACATGATTAATGAGTTCAGTCTCATCTTTCACTTCCACACCCAAAGCCTTAAGGCAGTCTGCGGCGATCTTCTTAGTGATCATGGTCTTTCCAACTCCAGTGCCTCCTTGCAACATAATCACAAAAGGGGGAATTCTTGTTCCCGTTTTCTCTGGTCCAAGTGCAATGACCTTGTTGAAAATTCCTTTCAAGGTCTGAAAGTGCACGTTGAAGGAATTCCACAGCTTGGCGCTGTCCTTCAACTTCCTAATCGTCTCTGAAAGCTCTAATGCTTCGGCATAGGCTTTCCTGACATGGGAGCTGTACTCCTCATCTGTCTTGATGATGTTAATCGAAAACAGAGCATTGATTGTCCTGACATCATCAACCCACTCCTTCAGTTGTTTCAGAGTGTTGGCGTCTAGTCCATTGGAGTAAGGTACTCCATACCACCATTGGTAGAGCTTCTCAAAAGTCCATGAAAAGATATTCCCAACCAAGTCCCAAGTAAATTTGAGACCTCGGCTAACGTTGCCCATCTTGGTAATTCCTGCATAAACAGTACTCCAAAAGTGAGGCCCGGGGGAAATCTTGTCCACAAATAGACAGAGGGTCTCTCCAAAGAAAGTCACGAGACCTTCTCCAAAATCCTTAACGGTATCTAGAAAGCTCTCAGCTCGAACTTCCTGACCAACGTCAACGGTGATTCCTTCAGTGTCACCTTTCTTGCACCACTTGGTGAGCAAACCACCCAGGTATTGGAATTGTTCCTTAACCTTGGCAAAAAGCTCGGTAGTCAAATGCGGCTTCAAAAGCAGACAAGCATCCAACAAAGTGGCAACAGTGATCTTTGCGTCAAATCCAGAAGCGATCACATTGAACATCTTCAGTCCAATACTGATCAGAAGACCAACGATGTCGAAAGCAGCGACCTTGAAAGCGGGGATAAGCTCTTTAAGCATATCTCCCAGCTGTTCAATTGCTGCTGACAAATCGATCTTCATGCTATTATCCAACAGCCCCTCGGCTCTTAACTCAGTGTCCTGGGACCTCGATTCGTTGATTCGGTCCTGCAGCCACTGTCCAAAAGTGGGGTAAATGAGAGGCAATTTCTCATCGTCCGGCTCAGCGTGGAGCTCGACGTCTTTGGCGATCCAATCGCAGACAATGTCCTCTAGTTTCTCAATCCAAAGGCGAACTTCTTCGTCGCCGACAAAAGTCTTCGCTGTATTCATGTATCCAGCGGAATCAATGTTGGAGTTATAATTGCAACTCCAGCTCCTGCCCTTCAAGCAGTTGTTAGTGTGGGCTCCTCTTGGGAAACCCTTCTTGAGGCAGCTACAATTAATGTTCTTGCTGCAACTCACGAGATCCATCACTATGTCTGGGACATGAGTGGACCAATCGGCATCACAAATACAACTGCA